GTTGATCAACCGCATGGGTCGTACGGCTACCGTCAGCATCGGAAAGCGTGATGGGACGTACTGACGTGCAGGTCGTCGACCGTTTGCGCGCGAATGGGAAACGCGAATTTGGGCTTCGGAAGGGTGACACGATCACGTGGATTGGCAGGCAGGACGAAACGATGCGGGCCTACTACAAGGCGATGCGTGCTAAAAGCTACATGAAACGGATGAAACAACGAGTGTTCGGAGGAAGATAATGAGTGCCCACACCGTCCTCGCCGACCGCTACCGCAGGCTCCTATGGGCGCAGCACGTTGATCCGTTTGTGACCCAGCGTGAAATGTGTCACGATCATTTGATCTGGATGTGCGAGAAGATCATTGAAAACAGTTGGGACTGGCCGTATGACAAGACAGGTCGCTGGATCGGATTCATTCAGGGCATCCTCGCAGCGCAGGGTCTTCTGAATATCCAAGCCGAGCGGGACTTCACCCGCCCGATGTTCCACGAGGAATATGAGCGGCGTGGTGTGCGCCCTCCGCAGACATTGAACAGGAGAAATGACGATGTAAAGATGAAGAAAACATGAATGATATTGCCGTACTGACGGCTGCACGCATGGCCCTGATGGTCCCGAGTGAGCACGGGTACGTGGATATCGGGGGGGCGTCCTTGTGAACTACCTGAACGAAGACATCACCGCTCAGGTTGCCGTTCAAGACATCTACGACATCATGGTAGCCTACCGGGCGTGACTGGATGCACGCATCTTGCGCACCCCCTTCCGAAACGCTGATCCCTCTCGGGCCTTGGTCAGGTACTGTGAAATGGTGTCGACATAGTCGTCGTTCTTCCCTGCTGGGAAGGCGAAGATTTCTGCCTCGACGTCTGCGATCCAGTCGGTTCCGGTCTCAGGCAGGAACACCTGTCCGGCTGCGAACATGGGTGTGACACCGTCGAAACGGAACTCCTTGCTCTGCTGCTTGGTCTGTATCGCGACCACGGGAGCGGGTCCGGGGTTGGACTGTCGGACTTGGATGTACTGTGTACCGGCACCCCTGTCTTCGACCAGAACCTGATCGACTTCCCAGATGCGGGCAAGGTGGTCAATCCAGTCAACCATTTCCACGAACTCCTTGCGGATTCTCGCGGCATGGATCAGGTAGTGCTTCTTGTCGGTTGTCTCGACCCAGATCGTCGCCGCAGTATAGTCCGACCGCTGTGTTGCTTTTTCAGCACAGTCGACTGACAGGGTGATTTTCTTGATTACCTTTTTCAGGGTGGTGCCGTTCCGAATCTCATCTTTGGGAAGATTCTTGTATCGGCTGACGTCTTCACGCTTGAGCACGCCGCCCTCTTCATCGACCGGGTTGCCCATGTACAGAGAATTCCACGAGCGTCCCGTCAGGGACCGCTTCTGTTTCAGATAGAACTCCGTGCCAAACACCTCAGGCCACAGGCCTTCACCCGGCTCACGTCCCAGCACATCATCATCGACCGCGATAGCGGGGATGTTGATCACTTCCCACTTTTCACCCCGGCCCTCTGCCATTTTTTGAAGCTCGTGACCGGTCAGGTCGTCTTCATGCCAACGTGTGTTGTGTACTATTAGACCGTCAGCCACAAAATTCTCTGCACCACTTACGGTGAGGTCATATACATCCTCCAATTCTCCGGTGTTGGTGACTCTGGTTACTGTTGTCGTGTGCACAGCGTTTTTGACTGGTTCTACATGGAAGCGGAAATCCGCCCTGTACCAGTTAACGGGCCTCGGACTGTTAGGCGGCTGTGATACGCCTTCTCTCTCATACACGTTCGTTACTACCCGACCAACAGATCGGGCTAGTACCCGAAGGTCCTCAATAAGCATCCTGTTGCACAATCCAATATTCTGTGCATCGTATTTTCCTGCTACAATATTACATCCATCGGCTGCTGCCATACCATCCAAAAAGGCCATTCGCACGGAAACAGGCTCACTGTATATCGAAGATTCTACTCTCTTTCCTTGAGCTTTTTTGTCCATTCCCCACTCAAGCATGTAGCGTCCAAGTTGAGCTTTCTCTGTCCGGTAATACCCCCATTTGGTAAGTTTGAATTTTGCGCCAAATTTCTCATGGAAGAAAGTTAGGACGCGCTGTACTCTTTCAGGGTGTGCCGGACAATCGGCCACACATGTTACATACGACTTCGTTTTATACCCTCTATCTCGGGATTTGTCATAGTTGGTTTTACGGTTTACCGTTACCCACCCATCTCCTTTCATGAACCCAATAACCCACGCCTCTTCTGCGGACATGGTGGCTGATTTTTCGTATTCCCGGAGACTGTGAGTCACCAGTTTATCCCCTGCCTTTATATCCCCCATCCGTACCCATTGAAAATCCCCATCAACCGATACCAAAAAGGGGTGTTTTGCATTACCCCTAACAGTAGCGTTACCAGTCTTTAGTTCCAAGATGTTATCAGGTCCTTGATTGCGCACGGCTGTGACCTTGCCTGTGGTCATTCCCGAATCATAGGAGGCGACACAATCTCCTTCCAGTATTTCTTTCATAGGTTTCCACGTACCATCTGCCATAGTCACAGGTGTGTCTCCTGTTAGACATGCCACGATATAGACAGGTGATCCGGGCATAGGCCGCGTTCCAAAATCGTCCTCGAACCATTCATGCAGCTTGCGCCTGCTGGTGGTCGACTCTGCGTCCTCACGGGACGCTATGGGGTCGTCAATGGCACCGATGTCGGCACGGTACCCAGAGATGCCCACACCCACACCCACGGCCTTGTAATAGCCTGAGCCAGCCGTGAACTCGAAGTAGTCAGCGGCGCTAGACGAAGGCGACAGCCGCATCTCTTCGAATATATTGTGGTAGCGGGACTCTTGCATCAATCCCCGGACCACCTTGCCCAGCCGGTCCTTCGCAAAGGTCTGCGTGTGTGCCCCCTGCAGCCAGCGGTCGTCGGGCTTGCGCCCTAGGTGCCACGCTGCGAAGCGGTGCGATGCATACGTGGTCTTCGCCGCGCCCGGTGGCAGCGATATGGACAGTCTGGCAATGCCCTGCTTGCCCTTGGTGGCAGCACTCAGGTGTATCTCTTCCATGTAGTCGATCAGGAATTCCTGATGCAGGGCTGGAACCTCACCACGCCGCATGTACTCACAGAAGGGGGAGAATCGGAACTGTCCCGCATACCGCAGGTGTTCATCATACTCCTTGTCGTACTTGCTTTGCAAGGTTTTCAGTGCACGATAGATGGCACCGGGATCAGTTGTCCCGATGTTGTTCTCGATCACCTGCAGGACTTCTTTTGGCAGAATCGCCTTGCCTGAGATGTGGTCGTCCATCTTGTCGATGTATACCTGCAGATCACCGATCAGTTGGCGATACTGGACCCGTTCGTCCATGGTAATAATGCTTGACCCGGTCATGTTTTATCCTCTATGGGTGTGATGTCAACCATGTCTGGTTCTCTGGCTGGTTCGCTCAAGGCTTCTTTCATCCCCTGCAGAAGTGCAAGGGTGTCCTTGACGCTGATTTTGTCGTCGGCTTTGGTGACTTCATCACCCCGGCTGTTCTTCTCAAGCTCGATCAGCTTCTGGATGTTGTTAACGGCTGTGTTCGCAGACGCAAAGACGCCTGCAGCAAGGGACTGCTCGTAAATCAGTTGGTACTGGGTTGCGACCCAGTCCATGGTGAGACCCATGTCGGCGAGGGTTTCAAAATTTTCAACAGAGGTCACAGACATCGCTGTATGGACCTTCTGTGCGATATCCTTCCGGTGGTACTCGACCCGGTCGACAATGCGCGGACTGGCAGCAAGACGCGATGCTGCCCCCTTGTTCGTGGAATACCCTGCCTTCTGGTAGGCGTCGCCCTGCTTTAGACCTTGTGCGAGAAGGCGGGCGAATTCCTCATGCTTCGGATTTTCTAGCTTTGCCACTCTCTATTTCCTCAATTCGTTTCTTGATACGCGGCTGCTGTGCAAATTTTTCTGCGGCCTCGTCCTTACGTGCGTGTCCCATTCCGATCCACGCGATGCGTGGCGGATTCCCTGCCGCTATGATGTGGCAGAAAAGCTCGTGCTTCCTGTTGTCAAGCGCTGGCATCGTCCCAACTCATTCTCAGGTTGGTGATCTGGATCACCGGGGCGCTGCTTCTACACAGCCTGAGCCTTGCGACATGCAGAAACCAATCGGATGTGGTGTCCACGTCCGGGGTGACATAGAGGGCGTCAGCCCTCGTGCCTACCAATGCCGAACCCTGTGTCACGACAGGCCAGTGATCAGGGAAAATTTCACGATAGAAGTGCCGCTCCCCATGATTGCTTACGATCACGACCGCGCTGTACTCACGTTGTTCTGCCATATCCCGCCTCCATTAGCGTGTAAATTTTTGCACCGGGGACCAGTGATCCTCTGACATGCTGTTCGAACCACTCCGATGTGTCGTCGACATTCATTGCCACGAGAGCGATATTGTAGTTGCCATGAAACTGGTTACCGGGTACTATGATGCACGAATCGGGAAAGGCCACCCGAAGCGAATCACGTTCCTGCGGTCCTGCCGCGACAATAAAGTATCCGTCCATCATACCTCGTACGCCCATCCAAAGACCTTTCCACCATCCTCACCGAACCCATTGTCCTCCATCGTGGGGGTGTGGTACTTTGTAGGCTCGGGGTGGAACCCTGTGCGCATCACGATTGGGTGGCGGATGATTGGATCACCGTTCGCTTTCAGAATGCCCGTGAACACCGCAGTATGCGACGGTCCTTCTACCTCAATATCTCTCGACCCGTCTTCCTCGTAATAGTCGTCTTCGTCGTCTTCGATCCAGTCAAACCGAAAGCGCTTTCTCATCTTCATTCTCCCAGAGAGTCACGGGCTTGGTTGGTGCCCGTCCTAGTTCCATTGCCCCGTACAGGGCGACGAGAGCGGCTTCGGCCCGCCCGTCGAATACACCGCCACGCGGTCCCTTGAACAGGGGAACACACGCTGGGAATAGCTGGCTGGATCGTTGCACGGCAGCGCGTTTGTCCGCCGGTACCTTCATCATTTTCTTCCACTGGTTTGGTTTGACATGTGTCAGTGGCACACCCAAAGCAGCAGCCACCCCCAACAGAATCCCTTTTCCCTCGCCGAATGAGAAGGCGGATACTGTGCCCATCTGGGGAGAGGCGTTGACCTCTTCCAGATAGACGTGCGACAAGGGCTGCGCCGTCATGAACCGGGCGATGGAATATGGGT